TTGTAAAATTTGCAATGATGTGGCCCGGAGTACCAACGTCGACGGTATATGGAATCTTGGTGATGACCTGATTTGGCGGCGGCGGCGGACCTGCGCCGGGGAGACCGTGATAGTTGGTCATCGCCCACCAGCCGCCATCGTTCCACATGCATTCAAAAGGAATGCCGTTAATGATGTCACCCTCAACAAGTTCTGAGCCGTTTGCTCGACGCAAAGGTGATGAAACATTATCAACAATCAAGGTGCAGGCATCGGTATTGCTTGTCAGCGGCTTGACCCTTAGTGGCATTCCCGGCGTCATCGTATTGGCAATAGGTGGAAAGAACGTAACCTCCATAGTGTTGTCGGCTGCATTGGTATCGACAGCATAATTCATGCGCTGGCTGCGCACCGCTACCAGCAACTGTTGCACATCCGTTTCTGTCGGATTCATGCCAGCACCCAAGATCGTGTTAACGATCTCGCGCTGATCCTGCTCTATCGATCCTGCTGGCGGAATAGATCCCTGTACGCCAGTAGCTGGATTTCCGTTGATGTACGGAGCATCCGGATCTGTAACGCCGTATGGCTGCCAATATTTCATTTTTTCCTCTTACGGTGTTCCTGCCATTGGATTGAACGGTGGGTCAGACAGATCAAAAACAATTTGTGTGTGCGCTGGCTTCCAGCGATTGAACAAACATTCAAGATCTTCTGGAACACTTATGCGGAGATGTGGATCGACACCAACGATGCCATGCGTAACACGAAACCAGACCAGTCGGATGCCAGCGACAGAAACCGTCCAGTAATAACGCATTTCCGGTGGACCGATCTGCCATCGTGGAAAACCAGCGTCGTCCAAGGTGCTACCAACGCGCGAGATGCCAACCATGAACGGAGCGTATTCCCGGATTTTTATTGAGTAGCCAAGCTTCTGCGCAACCCATAAAAAGAACGCCCGTGACGATCCTCCCAACAGCGTCATCTTCAGAAGCAAGATAGCGCGACGAGTCTCTAAATCGCCGTTGTCGTGGAAAAAGCATTTGTCCGGAAGCCCCCACGCTCTCTCCCAGTCCGGAAACATTTCGATGGCGTAGCGTGGGTCTGTCTCTCGCTCCAGAAGATCAGCGGCACGGCTGTCGACAAAACCCCAGTACTCACAAAGGCCGCGCACCGTCCTCCATAGAACGGTACCGGCAGTATCGCGTTTCCCCCTTGCTTTAATTATCTCTTGTTCAGTTGGCTCATAGCGCGGCCAAGCCTGCCCAACCGGCAACAGCTTCATGAAGGCGTCTGTATAATCTGCGCCCGACCTACGAACGTGCCTATCGGTCATGACAGTAACGGTATCGCCCCTTGCGGGACTACTGCGGTTGGCACATCAAAAATGATCGTATCGAGGATTGCCATATGACCGGGTGACTGCATCACCTCATCCACGTCATCAATCAACCTGAACGATATCACCTTGTCGGTGCCCATGATCGCGTAAGTTTTCCACACCGAATAAATTGTCTGACCGGGAGCAGCCGCTGTTAACAGCAAGCGCTGAAGGCTGTCCTGAATCTCATTTCTGACATCAGGTGTATCTGGCACCAACTCGGTAATGGTTATCGACATTGGTTGCGGGATCGGTGCTTCGACAAAGAGATCCTTGACCGTAACCGGTCTGGTCGTGGCGAGATATTGCTCTACCGCTATAATATCGTCTTCATTGGGAATACCGTGATTGTCTGCCCGCACATCATCCATACAAAATCTGACAGTTACAGTGCCAATGCCCATCTCCAGCGGATAACACCATGCGCGCGTCACCCCCGGTACAGCCAGCACCCATTGCTCGTAATCCTTGGCGTCACCACCCATCGGGGTTTCACGGATGCGCTGAAGAACGCGGACGCGCAATTCTTCATCTGTCTCATCATCGGTACCGCCAGTCAGTTCGACAACAAAAGCCGGATCATCGACATTGGAAAGTGGGGTAACGAAACTTAGCGGTGCCCCGTTTTCCAGATTTCCAGCAAGCCCCGGAGAAAGAGCACGGATCTCAACCGGTGTTTCCACGGTGCCAATCTCTATCTGAAATAACGTCTCATAGTCTATTTGACCGCCACTTAATTGTGTTGCGGCAGGCACTACCGTGCCCGGCACACCAGTTATCTCCGCAGTGCCTTGCGACAGCGTTGCGGACTTGCGGCCAAAGGTGCCATCAGCATTGCCCAACCAGATAGCACCATGCCGATCAAGCCATTCAGTCTCTGCCGTATCCGGAAGAAACTGCAATGCGAGCCAGTCAATGTAGCGCATAACCAGATGTGCAAGCGCCGCCTGCGCGTCAGCGATGACCCGTAGAACGCTGTTGCCAACGAACGTAGCGCGGCCAAGTGAGGTGGTTATTTCACCGCGAACGGTTTCACGAACCGAGCGTAGTGTAGGAGTAGACCAAGGCAATGGTTAATCCCCCTGTCTGATGCCATCCCACAGATTCTGAAAGCGCAGTTCGATCTGAAGGGTCGGGCCGCGATAGACTTTTACCGAGACATTGATCTGCTGAACACCGACCCTTGATGCTTCAACTTCAATATGACTACAGATGCGCTTATCGATTATTGGCTGAAGTGCAATGCGACAATATTCCTCTGCCATCGCTAGAGTCGAACCGTCTCCGGATTCAGCGGGAGCAATCTTGGACCGACTCAGCAACCAGAGTTTCGCACCGATTGGCCAGCCATCCCAAATAGTTTCAGCTTCAAAATCTCCCCACCAGCCACAACGATCTTCGCTATCTGGGTCCGGCCTGATGTCGTCTGACGCTGCTAAACCCCACGTCATCAGTGCAACCTTGACGATGTTCACCAACTCTTCTGTCTCATCGAGCATGTTGTCTGGCTTGAGCAGCCAGTCAGCCCAGATACCTTCAAGGTCGGTGATACTGACAATGCGAATATCTGCCATTTACGAACTCAGCGCCACGATGTCGCGAACCATGAAAGCTGGATGGACGGTTTTGTTCTCAGCGATCAGTTCTTCGCTGCGAGAAGGGTCGGCATAGATACGGTTTGCCAACGCAAGTGATGGATAGTTGACGGGAAACGACATCCAGACAACCCGGGGCAACTGTCGCTCCGTTGCCGACAAATGCTGGATCAGCAGCGCCGACACCGCAACAAAGTTCTGATAGTCACGAACTACAAAGGAATCTGTCTTGTTCAATTTGATGTTGTCAATGATCGGAACCATCTTGTCGATCATGACATCCACTTCGGTGCGGCTCTTAAATTGGATTCTAGAAATAATCTGACATTGCTCAGCAAACGACATGATGATCGCCGCATTCACGATAGCTACGGTCAATGGAAAACTCGGCGTTTCCGCAAACATAGCTGTGCGGACCCCATCCATCGCTTCCAATGTTGACCCAGCATTTCGCGCTGCTTCAAAGCAGGCAAATAATTCAGTGCCGACAGTCTGATCCAATCTCAGTTCAATGAAGTTGCTCATGTACTGACCGATAGTCAGTCGCATGGCGGCGGCGGCAGTACTAAACGACGATACCCGAAAGGCGGTTAACTGCTTCATGATGCGCAGTGAGATTTCTATGGCTTCCGCACGTTCTGTTTTTTTCATTGACCACCGATCACTGGCTCACCGATTGTAACCGTGCCGCCACTGTTATCGAATACCGCACTCTCTGAATTGCCAGCGCCGAAGCTGTTAACATTCGATGCCGCATCCTCTCCTGCTTTCACCGCTCCGTTTTGCAGGGTTGTTTTACTGTCAACCTGCTCTATGGCGTTTCCCGACACGCCTAATTCAACAAAAGACATCTCAAACGTACAATAGCCACCGCGCTCGCGCGTTTCCGATACGGAGTACCGTTCGCAAATGCACTGCTTCGTCCCACCCAAATACGGATCGACCAGCGCTCCAGTGCCCTTGTCCAAGGCGGACATCAACTGTTGCTTGACCGTATGATATCTCGGCCCGATCAAATACGCGGTGATCTGATAGTGAGTAGTTTGTCTGCCCATGTCTTCCGAAAACGGCGTATCGCGTTTTGGGTATTCGTGGGTGACTACGCGACGGCCACCAGTACGGGATTGCTGCTCAACGTGATATTGAACCGATGCAAACGAAGCCGGAACCAGCTTGATACGCCATGGTGCAGGAGAGGCTTCTTGGATCGTTGCCATTCAATTCATCCGTAAGCAAATGTTGCACCGCTGCCGCCAGCCGTCTTCGGCTCACAGTGCGCACCACCGAACGGCAGGCACTTGTCGTCCGGCACCGCATCGTCAGGCGCATTGACAATAACCGGCTTACCTTGGATGTAGACGGCTGATCCAGATGGGATTAGTTGCCCGTTACCATCCGTATTGATGTCGCCCTCTACGGCCCACAACTTGCCATCCACGAATGTCGTTGAATTGCCGACCACGACAGTGGTCGCGCCGCAGGCCCGCGCATCTCCATGTCTGTGCGCTGCTGGCATCAGTTGTGATCGATCCGTGTGGCGTTCAGCTTGATGCCGGACGCTGTCAACTCAATACTGGACCCACCGATCTTGATCGTGATCTTGTCCTTCAGCATTTCAAGTGTGCAGTTACCGGAACCATCCGCATCAAACAGCCAGCGCTTGGCACCCTTGTCATAAAGGCCGACCTTCTTGTCTCCGGGAGCATAGAACTCGATTGTGCCGGATGTCGTGCGTACCTCTGTGTTGACACTGTCGCCTTCGTGCTTGTGATCCTGAACCTGCTCATTCTCACCGATCTCATGCTTCTGTTTTTTCAATGAGACGTGGCGCAAGCTGGCAAACCTCTCCTTCTCTTTAGAGTCTTTGGCTTCGCTCTTGTTGTTATTTGCCAGCAGGTAAGCGCCATCATCGTTGATGTACAATTTCTGTTCAGTGCCGCTGGCGTGATAGAGCGCAGCGTCACCCTCTTTCATGTTGTACGGGCGTACCCGCCGATCAACCAGCATGGCAATGGCATGTGCGCGGCTGCCATTGACATAACTCACCAGCGCCTCCGCAGATTTTCCTTTCGGCTGGTCGTGATTAAAATCCGGACTGTCGGCGGCTGGCTTTTGTGTTGCCGGTTTCTTTCCTTCCTCCTCAAACTGCTTCAATGGAACGGAGGTCAGACCAACAGGTTGCCAGCACTCGATATCGCTGTGCGTCTCCGAATGAAACACGTCACACTTTTTAACCTGCTGACACAAGTTCTTGTCGTCTATTTCTCGGCACGTCCCACGACTGCCACCGGAGTTACGGGCCATTCTGTGAGTTGCCGCGAGTGTAGTGCGAACAGACATTGTTATTGTTGCTCCGTGGGGGCCAACTGGCTTAGGACGTTGGCGTTGACAAGTTCTAGGACCGTGCGCGTCCCGGTGCGGTTATCCTGTGAAAATGTTACCGACTTCAGAGTTAATGAGATGCCGTTCATCACCAGCATAGGCGAGTTGACGATCACGGTCTGACCACGAAGCCACAATCCACCGGAGGGCTTGGACCAGCCATACACTGTCGCAAACACGGTGACGAAATCCTCCATCATCCAGTTGCGTTCTGTCGTGGTTCTTCCCTTGATGACGTTATCGACTGCGGTCGGTAGCTCACTGATGACCACTGCCGGTGCGCCCATCTTGCCCAGCATTTTAAGAGTCTCCTGAGCAAACGGAATGCTGGCTACGTGCGCTCCCCAGATTTTGTTCGTTGCGGGGGCTTGGCTTGATGTCACCACATCCTGACCCATGTATGGGTCGTAGATCGTCTCCCTTCCTTCAATGATGTTGACGCCTTCGGTCACATTGTCCGTTCCGCCTGTCTGGCCGACAACAAGAACAAAGTCGCCCTTCACATTGGATGTGAAGCTGACACCGATGGATGTACTGGAACCGACCGAACGAACAAGATGATCGATAAAATCGTGAATTGATTCCCCCGGTGTTGAGCGCACAACAGGGATAGGTTTATCCGGTAGCTTGCCGCCCTCAACTACGAGATTCAATTTAACCGGCTTGAGAACATCTTTTATTATCGTCTCAAGTGTCTTGTCTTTCCACTCACCGGTCTGGGTAACAACGCTGCCAACCATGATCTCCGTTAGGTTGGCGGCTTGGATTTCAATGTGGTGCTTCTTCGCATCGTAGAAAACCTGCCGTGTCGTAACCTTGCCGGTAAATGCCAGCAGCCCGCCAAGCGTAACGGTACACGCTGCACCGGGCATGATTTGCAGCGCCCCCCAGTTCTTGGTGAGCGGTGAACCCTCAGAGCATGTGAACCGGCAATAATAGAGAGGCGCGGTACGCAACTGGTGTTTGACAAGAACCGTTTCCCAGTCCGTGTAATCCCGGCCATCAACGGTGAGGACCGCAATATAGCGCGGGTCCGCTGCCATGCTTCACTCAAACGCAAAACGATTGAAGTCCGATACGCCGCCGCCTGCCTTGCCACCCTGCGGTGTGCGCCCAAGATTCAGAATCTTGAAGACCCCCGGCTCCTCTGCTGATGGCACTGCTTCATCCGATGACTTGTCAAAAGAAATCTTGCCAGTTAGCGAGCCGTTCTTCGCGGTGGCATTACCTCTCATTGCGTTATCCAGCTTTCTCCTGAACTCGGCATCCTCCGGTTCATAAACAATACCTTCCTTGCCAGCCATACCGGCAAACTCACCGGCCCTCTGCTGGCGGCGCAGCACACTACTGGATGCGTTGCCGGTTGCGCCGGGATACATGGCAGAGCCAGACCCAACACGATCCAGAATCTTGCCGAATTGTTTTTGCGTTTGTTCTGTTGGTGACCGGTAGCGCGGGTTGCCGCCAAAATACGAACTTGCAATCCCCTGCTCGACGGTCTGCCCCCGTGCAGCCCAGCGATCAATCGTCTCCTCGACAAAACCCTGCTGTGCCCTTGGATCATTGCCAACTTCTGCTTGCGCAAGACCCATTAATCTTTGTCGTTTTACCGGGTCTTTCAATTCTTCCATAATCTTTGAGCGGTGCTCTG